GTGGAACGCTCAGCCCAACTGCTGAGGCTCGACTTCTTGAGTTCTTCCAGACGACCATTAAGGGGAAGAACCACCGAACGCTGTACGTCCCATTGCCAGCCGACGAGCCTGATAAGAAGGTTTCCTTCGAAATGCAGCCGGTTGAAGCGGGTACTCAGGATGCGTCATTCATGAACTATGACAAGTCCAACTTAAACAGCATTCTCATGGCCCACGGAGTTCCAGCCGGAAAGGCATTTGCCAACACCGGTAACACTTCCCTTGCAAACAGTCGCGACCAGGACAAGACCTTCAAGGAGCAGGTCTGCCGTCCCGACCAGAAGGTTGCGGAAAACAAGCTTCACAAGATTGTCAAGGAGAAGACCAATATGTTCTTCCTCAAGCTTATCGAGCTTTCTCTTACGGACGAAGACACTCAGTCTAAGATTGACGAGCGTTACTTGCGTCTTGGCACATACGTACCAAATGAGGTTCGCGCCAAGAAGGGTCTTCCAGGAATCAAGAATGGAGATAAGCAAATCGAGATGTCTCCACAGGTCAAGGCTGAGCAGGCAGCACAAGCTGCCCAAAGCCGGGTTCGTGACCAGCAGCGCACGGCAAATGCCACGGATTCACGGGGCGAAGGCCGTTCAACTCAAGGCGAAGGGCGCACTCCGGGGACGGAGGAATCCATGAACGAGATTGATAGGCAGGGAGTCAAGCTAGCAAAGCGACTCAGCCAACCAATCAACACGGCTGCAATCGTGATTATGGGCGTATACACAGTTCTTTGGGGATTGTGGATTGGATGTCCAGCCTGGAGCACCTTTGATGAAGCCAAGCAATACAGTTGGCTTCAGCAGGTTATGCCAGAATGGGCTTGGGGAAGTATTGCTGTCTGTGTAGGACTCGTAATGTGCTATGGAGTGGTGAGGAATTCGTTCCGCTCACTAAGCGCCGGGTCTTTCATTGGGTCAGTACACTGGGGATTAATTGCTACAGGATATTACATTGGAGATTGGAGAGATACCGCAGGACTTACAAAGACCATGATTTGCCTCTACTGTGCATTCATCTTTTTGAACATCCGGATGAATCGTGACAGGCTAGTTGACTGATTTTGGCTTTTGAAAACGTTCTAAGGTATATTAACAACATGGAGCTTATGAAGTCTAAGTGGACGACTGACGGTGACAATTTCACCATCTCAATGCCACTTTCCAAGGTCGATGTCGAGAAGCGAACCGTTTCCGGTTGGGCTTCCCTAGACAACCCTGATTTGCAGGGTGACATCGTCCTGGCCGAAGCTAGTCTAAATGCTTTTAAGCGATTCAAGGGCAACATTCGAGAAATGCACCAGCCAATCGCTGTTGGACGCATGCTCGATTACCGCCCTGATTCATACTACGACTCAGAGACAAAGAAGTTCTACAACGGAATTTGGGTTGAGGTCTACGTATCCAAGGGTGCGCAGTCCACCTGGGAGAAGGTTCTCGACGGAACCCTCCAGGCATTCAGCATTGCCGGTCCAATCAATGATTCAGAGATGGAGTTCAGCAAGGATGCTGGCCGACCACTTCGAATCGTCAAGGACTACGACCTTACTGAACTTTCCCTTGTCGATGCTGGCGGAAACCAGCTTGCTAACGTAATGAGCTTTGCGAAGGATGCCTCCGGAGTACTCATTATGAAGGGCATGATGGTTGATAACCCAACCGAGAATGTCTTCTACTGCGACAAGCACGATGAAGGCATCGCAAAGACCACCACCGAAGATTCTGCTCAGTGCCCTGAGGGACACAAGATGAAGAACATCGGATGGTTCGAATACAGCAATGATGTCGAGAAGGCCACGAAGGTTGCCGAGGTCATCGCCGGATTCAAGAAGGAAATCGTCAACGATGAAGGAGGTGTAAACGTGGCAGACGAAAAGAACGAAGAGACTCCTGAGGTACTACTTAACCCAGGCATTCCAGCCGACGAGGAAGGAAAGGCCGCTACTGAGGTTGAGGCAAGTAACGAGGAGACCGCTGAGACAACCGAAGAGGCACCAGCAGAGGAAGCTGTTGCACCAGAGGAGGAGGCAGAGGCCACTCCTGAGGTTGGCGAAGAGCAGGATTTTGAAAAGATGTTTGATGACCTTAAGGGTGCAATCACCGAGGGTCTAAAGAAGTCAGAGGACGCAGCCCGCGCAGAGCGTGAGGCACAGGCAGCAGAATTCGCGGAGAAGTTCGAGAAGATGCACACTGAGTTCGCTGATTTGAAGAAGACCGTTGAGAGCATCAAGGGCGACATCGATTCAGTAGAGAAGAGGCTTGGCACTGTCGAGACCGACAGCGCTGTAAAGAAGTCCGGAGACCTTGGCGGGTCAAACGGAGAGGAGAACTTGCAGAAGGGCAAGTCATCCAAGTGGGGCGGTAGTTTCCTCAACGCTTCAGAGCTAGACAGGTAATACATTAAATTTAACGGAGGTGAAACAAACTATGAGTAACGAGATGCTAGAAAAGGTAATCAAGACCACGGAAATTGGCCTTGGAGGTGGTCTACTCAACCCTGAGCAGGCTGGTACCTTCATTGACTACATGTTCGACACGACCGTCCTCGCGGACCAGGTTCGTACCATCGTCATGAAGTCAGACACAATCGAGATTGAGAAGATTGGTGTTGGAAAGCGTTTGATGCGTGTTGCAACTGAGGCTGTTGACGACGGTGCAAACGCAGACGCAACCTTCAGCAAGATTTCTCTAACCACGACTAAGTTCCGTCTAGACTTCGAGCTTTCAACTGAGTCCCTTGAGGACAACATTGAGGGTGCGGACCTAGAGGACCACATCGCTCGATTGATGGCTAACGCCGCTGGTAACGACCTTGAGGACTTGGCAATTAACGCTGACTCCGCACTTACTTCTGACCCGCTATTGAAGGGATTCGATGGATGGTCAAAGCGAGCACGCGCAGGAGGTCACATTGTCGACCACGCTGGAGGTGCGCTTAACCGTGCAGCTTTCAACGCAGCCCTCAAGAAGATGCCACGCTACTTCATGCAGCGTCGTTCACAGCTTAAGTTCTTCGTTGGTTCCAACCTAATTCAGGACTACCTATACTCTCTAACGGACCTCGCTACGACTCCAGAAGACATCGCGTCTTCCATGATTCGTAACGGACCAGTTCGTACCGAGGGTGGTGCCGGATTCGTAACCACTTACGCTTTCGGTCTTCCTGTACAGGAGGTTCCAGCTTTCCTTGAGACTCGTGACGGTGACTACGACACAGACTCTGGTACCTCTGGTGTACAGCTTCCAGCTAACACCATTGACCACGGAGACATGTGGCTCACGTTCCCTAAGAACCTACTTTGGGGAGTAAAGCGTGAAATCAAGGTTTACCGCGAGTACAAGCCAAAGAAGGACACCATCGAGTACACGATGATGTGCCGTGTTGGTACGCAGATTGAAGAGGTTGACGCCTTCGTTGTTGTAAAGAACATCAAGGTTCAGTCCTGATAATCAGGCAATAGTAGAAACCCCGGTCCTTTGGGCCGGGGTCTTCTCTTTGCACACCAAATCCCTCAATGGTACAATTGAGGGGAATCCTAAGGAGGATAACTACTAAATGAGTTTCAACACACTGAAGAAGGCACAGCTACTAGCTGTTACACAAGGTTTCGGGATTGATGGTGGCGAGAAGCCAACCGTTGAGTCCCTTAGGGCTGCAATCGCAGAAGCCGACTATGTCGAATGGGACGAGGCTGTCGAGATTTTGAAGCGCGAAAACCTCTGGACTGAGGAAGATGCAGCCAAGGAAGCCGAGGTAAAGGCCGAAGCTGTCGCAGAGAAGGCCGCACGTCCAAAGGACACGGTTCTCAAGATGCTTCGTGCAAACAAGTCATACCAGATTATGGGCTATGACTTCACCCAGGCAAACCCATATGCGCTGATGACTGCTGAAGAGGCAGAGGCTATTACCGATTTGGAGCCTGAGGGATTCCGCTACGCCTCCCCTAAGGAGGTAGCCGAGTTCTACGGCTGATATCATGACCATTATCGATTACGAGCAGCTAGGAACAATTGGTGTAAACCTTCTTCCAAAGCGCTACGACATTAAGATTTACCAGGGAGACACCTTCGAGGTCATCTTGAACTTCAAGAATTCCGAAAACGTCGGTGTAGATTTGACAGGGTTTACTGGTAGGGCTCAATTCAAGCCAACCACCGGAGCACCAATCGACCTTACAGTTACGACCAATTACGGTTCAGTCAACGGTGCAGTGCGGGTTTACCTAGCGGATACCTCAGCATTGGTCGGAGACTACTCATGGGACCTTGAGCTAGAAGACGCCGGGGGTCGCAAGAGAACTTACATTGGCGGTAAGGTCACTGTTACGCAGGACATCACGGAGGTAACACCTTAATGGCCACTATCTTCGATATCGAATCATGGACGGTTACCGATGAAAATATCACCGGTAATGTTGGTAACACCAACCTCACACTAGTCACGACAGATTTTCATGACGTTGCGACTGTTGAGGTGTCCGCGCCTGCTGATTTTGCAGTCATTGATATCGGAGTAATTGGTCTTGGAAGCTCTGGGGGAGGTTCCGGAGCAGTTGACTCCGTTAACGGTGCAACAGGAGTAGTTGTCCTTGACCAGGACGACGTTCTTGACGGAACCACCCACAAGCAGTATTCAGCAACAGAGAAGACAAAGTTGGCCGGTATTGCAGCGGGAGCTACCGCCAATGATACCGACGCCAACCTGAAGAACCGTGCAAACCACACGGGCTCTCAGGCAATTAGCACCGTCACAGGTCTACAAACGGCATTGGATGCAAAGGCTCTAGACGCAGACCTTGACGCACACACTGGTAATACAAGCAATCCGCACGCAGTCACAAAGACTCAGGTGGGATTGGGGAATGTCGACAACACGTCAGACGCCAACAAGCCAGTTTCAACAGCGCAGCAGGCAGCCCTAGATGGTAAGCAGGGACTAGATTCTGACCTAACCGCTATTGCTGGCTTGACCCCAACGAATGACGATATCGTTCAGCGAAAGGCCGGGGCTTGGACCAACAGGTCACCGGCACAAGTAAAGACAGACCTAGCCTTGACAAAGAGCGATGTTGGTCTATCGAATGTCGATAACACCGCCGACTCTGCCAAGCCTGTGTCTAGCGCTCAGCAAACTGCACTGGATGGAAAGCAGCCATTGGATGCTGACCTAACAGCAATTGCAGCATTGACGCCTACCAACGATGACATTCTTCAGCGTAAGGCTGGAGCGTGGGTTAACAGGACGATTGCCCAGCTAAAGACTGATTTGGCAATTGCGCAGTCAGACGTTTCCGGATTGACTGCATTGCTAGCGCTCGGATACTACTTTGCAGATGGAACTACTTCTACCAATGCTCGTCCTTCTGTTCCCGGTAAGGTCATTTGGGTTGGCGGAACGACTCAGCCGGTCAACATGGCAACCAACGACCTCTGGATTAAGGCATAATGGCAGAACTTCTATCCTATAACTTTGACGAAGCTTCCGGCGCGGTTGTTGACCATACTGGCAACAACCGGGGTTTCACCATTGCTAGTCCGGGAATTCGAACATCTTCTGGAAATGGTCAGACTGATAAGGGATTGACACTTTCCTTTAACGGTGTGCAAGATGGACCGGCTTTGACTGGATTGCAAACAGCCAACAGAACCATTATGTGTCATGTCAAGAACACAGGCGTAGTTATCGGTCACCTCCTGGAAATGTATGTATCAGGGCTTGATTCAAGTGCCTGGAGCATTCTCTATTTGAATGGCAACCTTAACATTCAGGCTAGGAACTCAAGCGGATTTGTTCGGCCATCTGTAGCTCGCCCAAACGACAATGCCTGGCACCATGTGGCTGGAACTTATGATGGCACCAATGTTCGCCTTTGGCTAGATGGAACAAATGTGGGCACCGTAGCCTTGACATCACCGATGAGGACAGATGCCACTACATTCAGGATTATGGACAATGTTGATTCTGTTACGACAATCGACAATGTTCGATTGTTCGACACCGCCCTGGATTCAACAGCCATTAACACCTACATGAACACGCCAGTTACCGCTCCAGCAGCGGGACCAAATGTCTATTTCCACACGGGTGCGCAGGCATCTGGGGTTTATGAAATGACTTCCGGTGGAGTTCTAGTTCAGCGTAACAACCTAATCACCATCAAGACATGACAAATAAACGGGATGAGGTTATAATTCAGATATGGAAATTTACAGGAACGAAACAGCGCAAATCAAGCTAACGGTTCCGGTTACAGCATTGGGAGGCTCATTTGTTGTTACCGCCACCGATGGCAGTGATGTACTGTACACATTTCCTACAGTTTCCTCAGTAAGCGGCGGATATCAGGTAACATTGCCATTTAGCCTTGTTGACCGTGACAGGAAGTTCACTATCAATTGGAATTTCGACTACCTAGAGTCATCAGTTGAAAAGTCTTACAGTGCAAAGACATTTGTAGAGGTTGTCACGCCGTACGTCACTCTGGACGAAATCCGCGATGCTCTTGGCACAATGCCACCGCTGACTGACGCAGAGCTAAAGCGCGTTGAACGCCGGATTCGTGGAGTTGTCGATAACTACACCGGACAGAACTTCGGAAAGTTTACAGGCAGCTATAGAATTCAGGCTTTCGGTGAGGAAAACCTACAGCTTCCTGCACGATTGGTTAATCTGACTGCTGTTGCAGGAGCCAGCTACACCGACATTGCTCGTTACGGAACTCGCGGCGACGGCTGGTACCTAGGAAATGCAGTTGACCTATACTCTGATGGAAGCTACACCACCAACGGTGTAATCAGCTATCCAGGCTCATGCCGAACAAATCCATGGCGAGATAACGTCTGGTACACCATCACTGGAGACTGGGGTTACGAAGACGTTCCAACCAACGTCAAGGAAGCAATGCTAATCCTCATTGAGGACGCTATCTGCCCTGACTCTGAGTATCGAGACCGCTACATCGATAGCGTCAAGACGGCTGACTACCAGTACATGTACACCTCAAACGCCTTTAGGGGAACGGGTTCTGTAATTGCCGACCAGTTGCTAGAGCCATACCGTCGCCCAACACTAGCGGTGATTTGATGAGGTGCCTAACAGGTGCACGTTACAACATGCTTGTTGACGTGCTAAGGCCAGTCACTACTTACGACCCCGATTCAGGTGAAGTCCGAAAGACGTGGGAATCATTCGCTGAAGGAATTGGAATCCCTTGCACTTTCCACGGAATCCTTGAAGGTGGAATTCGAGTTGCAGGTACAACTGAGCGATTTGGCAATATCTATGAAAACGTTGACTGGGGCAAGATGGAGTTCTACTCCGGAGCACCAATTACTAAGCGTAGTCAAATCACCAATGTCCGCAATTTGCGCGGGGTTATTATCTGGCGGGAAGAAGAGATTGAAGGTTCACCTCCAACCATCTTTGACGTACAAGGTGTAACTCCAATTGTCGATGCATTTGGAAATAACTCCGAGAACACCGCCTTGGTACAGAGGCACGAAATTCAGTGAACGTAAAGATTACCGCTGATACAAGCGGAGCAGACTTCTTGACCGGATACCTGAAGGGTTTGTCCACAGAGATTAGGACAGACCAGCACATGGGTCCGGTCTTGAAGTATGTCCACGCTGAATTAGCGGCGGCTTTTGACGATTACATGACGGCAATCTCAACAGCTATGCCTAGCCAGTTCCACCACGTATACGAGTGGAATCAAATCGGTAATCCGGCTGCCAAGTTGTGGAAGAACGTTCTGCGCGGTCACGGTGGAAATCGAACTGCTACCTGGACATGGCGTGCATCAAAGACGATTGTCCCAGTAACTCAAGAAGCTCAAGATGTCGGCGTTGAGCAGGTCCACGTCTTCGTATGGAAGGCACCAGTAATGGAATATGCAACCGACATTACTATTAACCCGACAAGAAAGACAGGCTTGGCTTTCTTCACCGGACCAACCTCTGACCCTGGACGATGGGAATTGAACTTTACCAAGAGTCCAATCACTGTTCAGAATCCGGGTGGTGCTCAGGTCAAGGGTGCCTTTACCGCAGCATACCTAGAATGGTGGTCTGAAACTGGAGGCGCAGGAGCGGAATTCTCAAACAGAATTCGCCGGGTTTTGGAACAGGATTTCTCCCAGATGCCAGATAGCTTCAAGAGAGGAACCAAGGCTCGTACAAAGACCTTTACCTTGACCGGAGAGGCAGCAGGCCACAAGGCCGCACAGGCTTGGCTTCGAGCAAGAGACAACAAGTACATCGAGATGGCCGCAGGCCGTGCTCGAATGATGGGAGATGATGACGATGACTGATTACAACTCAATTGGAACATACGAGCTTAACAAGTTCCTTCTGAACAAGCTCAAGGATTTGGAATGGAAGCCGACTCCTTCAACAACTGAAAAGGTGTTTAAGGCATACACGATTGCCGGGGGTTCTTCACCAGTGCCACCGCTATCTCAGGGTGCACCACTTCCTGAGCACACCAATATTTCAGGTGGACCTCCATTCATCGTATACAGCTACTCCACGGGCGCGGGTGTCACGTGGGAGCGCAAGCGTGAACAAGCTGCCTACGTAATCTGGGATGCAGATACAGCACGCTTGAGAGTAATCCAGAATTACATGAACGACCTACTTGGACGGTTCGATTGGAGCGCCCAAGAGATTAACGATTACCTTGGAGCGACCACTTTGTTCGACTTCAAGTATGTACAGGTAACGACAGCAACAAGCCCGGACCCAGCAATTTCTGAGCAGGGACGTAAGAAGGGTTTGATTGTCGTAGCTTTCGAGTACACCAGGGATGTAGACCAGCGTGGAATGCGGGTCTGAATTGGCTTTATAACGCGGGTCGGGCTACTCTAAGATAGAGGAAATTGCCTAGCCAGCATTACAAAATTTGATGGAGGTGACATAAGATATGACATATCAGGTACGTAACATTATCATCGGTGCAGCAGCTATCTACCTTTCCGCAAAGGACAGCACGCAGGCCGGATGGGTTGCAACGGCAGCCGCTGCCGCAACTGCTACCAAGGAGGAAATCCTACTTGGACAGAATGGACCATCCTTGCCAAAGGTTGCATCCGGTTCACTAGTCGCAGGATTGAACTCTGACGCTGACTTCAAGCACGTTGGATTCACTTCTGAGGGACTTGAGATTTCCTACGAGCCAGACTACGGAGACGTAGAGGTTGACCAGCTACTTGACTCTGCAAAGCTCTTTAAGCAGAGCATGCGAGTTACGGTTAACACAACGTTCACCGAGGCTTCCCTAGAGAACCTATTGGTCGTTTGGGGTCAGGGTGCAAGCACTCTTACTTCTTCCGGAACCGACACGACTCTTGGATTTGCCGCAGGTGCACTTGGTGATGAGCCAACTGAGCGTGCCCTAGTTGCTGTCGGTCCTGGACCACGTACAGCAGCCGGTGCAAAGCGTGAGCGCGTATACCACGCTCGCCGTGTTCTCTCCGTTGAATCATCCAGCCAGGCTCTCCGTCGTAACGAGGCTACGGTATTCCCAGTATCCTTCCGACTACTCCCAGACCCTCTATTCGTAGAGGCCGAGTATGGAATCATCCGCGACCGCACGGTAGCGTGACCCTGATTTCCCCAAGACACCCCCACTTCGGTGGGGGTTTCTTATTGCTGATTGACTGAAATTGGCCAATTCGTGATATAATATTATACATGAAGACATGTAAGAAGTGCGGAGTAGAAAAGTCAATTGACAACTTCGCCACACAGAAGTCGGCCAAGGATGGGTTCTATCCGTGGTGTAGAGATTGTGCGACCAAGTATTATAGAGATTATCGGAAGAACTATCGAAAGAAGACTACGCCCGAAGATGCTAGAAGGCATAGCCTCAAAACAAGATACGGCATCACTGTAGAGAAGTTTGATGAAATCCTGGACTCTCAAGGTGGAAAGTGCGCAGGAGGCTGTGGGAGAAGTGCCTCTGAGGTGACAAGGAATTTTTGTGTAGACCATGACCATTCATGTTGCCCAGGCACTAAGACTTGTGGTAAGTGCATTCGAGGCGTTCTCTGCAACAGTTGCAACTCTACATTGGGATTGGTCGATGACAACATTGATACTCTGATGGCCCTGGCGACGTATTTGGGCAAATTCGCAAAAATCCGAGTTGATTGATATAATGGGACTGTGCACTGCACATCATCCAAGGAGAATACAATTGGCAACCACAGTTTATACCGTTGAGGAAGTTGAACTTCAGGACGGTCAAACAGCAACACTGAAGCCTCTCGTTATCAAGAGACTTCGACACTTTATGAAGATGATTGGCGAGATGGAGAGTTTCGATTCTCAGGAAGCCATTGAAGACGTAATGATGAATTGCGCAGCATTCTGTATTGCTCGTGAGCATCCAGAATACTGGGACGAAGACAAGAGTAATGGCTCTTACGAAGACCCGAACTATGAGAAGACCGGCGAAGAGGATGAGAAGATTCCGAAGATTCGTCGCCTCAAGGGTGGATACACCGAGGAGTTCGAGGACGCAATCGATACCCCAACAATGGTTCGGATTATCAAGGTTTGCGGCGGAATCGATTTTGAATCCCCGGAACTTCTGAGGGCAGCGCAGGCAGCGGCTCAGGCAGCAGCCGAGAATGGGACGACGGACTAGCAGAAACACTAGCAGAGGTTTTCCTGCTAGGAATCTGGCGAAACTTCGATGAAATTGAAGATGCGCTAAACATCTTTGAAATCAACGCCAT